ATACATAATTTTAATCCTGAGAAATCCAAAAATCCTTTTGCTTACTTTACGCAAATTATACATTACGCATTTCTCCGCAGAATACAAAGAGAAAAACGCCAATTAGAAATTAAAAATAAGATCCTTGAAAGATCAGGTTTTGATGAAGTCTTTCATGGTGATTCTGACGATTCCTCTGATTATAATCAAATCAAAGATAATGTTCATTCTAAGTTAAGATACTAATGAAATTAACTCAAGAAGTAATTGATCAGATTCAGGAAGCAATGAATCATACTAAGATGAATGGTGATCCTAATTGGTTAGATGGAGATGAACTTGAAGTATGTCTTGCTGGAACATTTGCAGCAGATAAATTTATTTCAATTATTAATCGTCGTACTAATCCTAGGCCATCTAAGAAATGAAGATTGCTATAATTACCGACCAACATTTTGGTGCGAGGAAAAATTCAAAACTTTTCCATGACTATTTTCTGAAGTTCTATAATGATGTTTTCTTTCCTGCATTAGAGAAGGAAGGTATTACTACAGTTATTGATATGGGTGATACCTTTGATAGTAGGAAGGGTATTGACTTTTCTGCTCTTGCTTGGTCTAAAGTAAATTATTTTGATCGTCTAAGAGAATTGGGATGTGAAGTTCACACTATTGTTGGTAATCATACTGCATATTATAAGAATACAAATGAAGTAAATGCAATAGATTTATTATTAAGAGAGTATGATAATATAAACATTTATTCTGAAGCAACTAATATAAAGGTAGATAATCTAGGGATTCTTCTTGTTCCTTGGATAAACAGTGAGAATGAAGTACAAACATTAAAGATGATTGATAAGTCAAAGTCTTCTGTTTGTATGGGACACCTTGAACTTAAAGGATTTAGAATCCATCGTGGGTATATTATGGAACAGGGAACTGATTATAAATTGTTTGAAAAATTCAAGAAAGTATACTCAGGGCATTACCATACTAGATCAAGCCAAGAAAATATTCATTACTTAGGTAACCCTTATGAGATGTATTGGAATGATTTAGAAGACACTCGTGGTTTTCATCTTTTTGATACAGATACTCTAGAGCATACTCCTATTGACAATCCTTACAGAATTTTTTATAATATCTATTATAAAGATCATGACTATCAAACTTTTGATACTCGTGAATATAAAAATAAGATTGTAAAACTTATCGTTCGACAGAAATCAGATCCTAAAAAATTTGAAAAGTTTATCGATAAGTTATATAATTCCAATGTCCATGAACTTAAGGTGGTTGAAAATTTCCAACTCCAAGAGAGTGAGGATTTTGAAGCCTTTGAATCAGAGGATACTCTTTCTATTCTGAATAGGTATGTAGAGGAATCTGAAATTGATCTTGAGAAGTCGAGAATCCAAGAAGTGATTCAAAATGTCTATCAAGAGGCATGTGAGTTAGTATAATGTTTATTCTCACTATTCATGGAAAGGAAGAAGAAGGTGCTTATTCTGTTCGTAATGAAGAGGGTCATCATGTTCTTTATCTTTTTGAAGAAGAAGATGATGCCGTTCGTTATGCTATGCAATTAGAAGAACAAGGAAGTCCTGATATGCACGTTCTTGAAGTTGAACCTGATATGATGACTGGAGTATGTGATACTCATGGATATGATTATACGATTATAACCAAAAATGACATTGTAATACCGCCTTTGAGTAAACATGATCTTATTTGAAAAAATTCGTTGGAAGAATTTTCTTTCCACGGGTAATCAATATTCTGAAATAGATTTAAATACTAGTCACCAAACCATTTTAATTCTTGGAGAGAATGGTTCGGGGAAGAGTACGGTATTGGATGCATTAACATTTAGTTTGTTTAATAAACCATTTCGTAAGATTAGTAAAGGACAATTAATAAATTCTACAAATGAAAAAGATTGTAGAGTAGAAGTAGAATTTTCAATTGGAACAATTAAATGGAAAGTTATAAGAGGAATAAAACCTAATATTTTTGAGATTTATAGAAATGATTCTTTATTAGATCAATCTTCTTCAGTTAATGATCAGCAGAAGTGGTTAGAACAGAATGTAGTGAAGATGAACTATAAATCTTTTACACAGATTGTAGTTCTTGGTAGCAGTACTTTTGTTCCTTTTATGCAATTAACAGCTACAAATCGTAGAGAGGTTATTGAAGATCTTCTTGATATTAAAATCTTCTCTTCTATGAATAATATTATTAGAGACAAGATACGTTTAGAGAAGGAAGAACTTAATACTTTAACTTTAAAAAAGGAATCTCTTAATGATAAGGTAGAGATGCAAGAGAAGTTTATGGATGAAATAGAGACAAGGGGTAAAGAAGATATAGAAAATAAGAAGAATAAAATTGATAGCCTTGGTGATGAAATATGTATTCTTACAATGAAGAATGAAGGGTTGGAAGATGATGTATATGGACTTACGGAGAAGCAAAAAGAGTTAATCGGTGCAGGTGATAAGTTAGTAGAACTTAACAATTACAGGGGTAAGATATCACAAAAGGTAGCGTCTGTTACGAAGGAACATAAGTTCTTCACACAAAATACAGTTTGCCCTACTTGCACACAAGACATAGATGAAGACTTCAGAATAAATAAAATCGATGATGCTCAAACTAGAGCTAAGGAGTTGCAATCTGGTTATAAAAAACTAGAAGAAGCAATTAAAACAGAACAAGAGCGAGAGCATCAATTTACAAACTTATCACAGGAGATTACTAAACTAACGCATGGCATTTCTAAAAACAATACAACTGTATCTGCTTGCCAGAGACAGGTCAGAGAACTGGAATCTGAAATTCAAACACTTACCAGTCAACTTGAAAACCGAAGTGCTGAACATGACAAGTTAGAAAAATTTAAAGACAATCTTCAGGAAACCTACGACGCATTGGTCAGTCGTAAGGACACAATCAAATATTACAACTTCACTTATGGTTTATTGAAAGACGGAGGAGTTAAGACAAAAATCATCAAGAAGTACTTACCGTTGATAAATCAACAAGTAAACCGTTATCTACAGATGATGGACTT